GGCGGGCCTGCGCCGCGCCTGCGCACGCACCGACGCGACCGCACGCAATGCCACACAACCAGCGCCGACGTGCGCGTCGACTCGCCCGTGTTTGCTGGACGCGCAACGCTCACGCTAAATGAGCACCGCTACGCGACCGACACGACCGCGGGCGAGCCTGCGGTCGACGTGCGCGACCGCCTCGTCGCGCAGGTCGCCCTCGACACGCTCGAGACCGCCTCGGCGACGCCCGTCGGTGCGGATATCCTGCGCCTCGCAGAGACCGAGGTCGGGGGTCTGTGGAGCCTCGACCTTGGCGGCGGGCTCTCGCTCGACTCCAAGGTCGACACGGGCGAGGCGCTCGCAGTGAGCACGACCGCAAACGCGATCCTGCTCACGGTCGCAGTCTTCTCTCGCGCGACCGAGCCCCGGAACGGGGCGTGGTCGATCGTCGGACAGATTCAAGCCGCGCTGGCGAGCAGGGACTATCTCGACGTGCTCGACGCGGTCGGGGTCGGTGTCTGGACCATCACCCCACCGACCGACCTGTCGGAGATCGCGGGCGGCGCATGGGAGTCTCGCGTGTCTTTCGACCTCACCCTCGCCCTGCGCTCGACGTGGGTGCGCCCTGTTGCTCAGATCGACGATCTGACCCAAGCTCTCAAAGTCACCGCCTAGGAATTTCTCATGCCCGCCGCAATTACTGAATTCGTCAACGTCAATATCTCCCTCGTCGGCGCCAGCGTCGATAAATTCGGGTTCGGTGATCTGCTCGGGGTGTTCGCGCACACCGTCAACGCCGACCGACAAAACGGGCCGTACTCGTCGATCACCGAGGTCGAGGCCGCGGGTTTCACTTCCGTAGCCGAGCCCGCCGTGCACGCATGGGCCACGACCGTTTTCTCGCAGGGCGACGGGGTCGACCGGCTGATCATCGGCCTACTCGACGCCGTCGACGCGGGCGACTACGCGGTCGCGCTATCTGCGATTGAAGCTGCGGGCCCAAACCCTTGGTACATCACGACGATTGCGAGTCGTCTCGACGCCGACCTCGGTCTCGTCGCAGCGTGGCACGAGGCGCGCCAAAAGATTTTCATTGGCCAGAGCGACGATCTGACCTCGGTCGAGTTTCTACTGTGGCAGGCCGCAGGCTACAACAACAGCGCGGGATTCTACCACGCGACCGACGCCGAGTACCTCGACGGCGCGATCGCGTCGTCGGGCGGCGGGCTCAACCTCGACGCCCCCGACGGCGCGGGGATCTGGGCCTACCGACAGCTCTCGGGCGTGCCTTTCGACCCGATCACGTCGGCGCAGGCCGTGGCGATCTACGCCGCCGACGCGAACCTCTACGGGCGGAATTCGGGAACGAATTTCACGAGCAAGGGCACGATGGCCAGCGGTCGATTCATTGACGTGACGACCACGATCCACTGGTTGACCGCGCGACTCGAGGAAGCATGGCTTGCCCTTGCCGTCGGCGCGCCAAAGAAGATCCCTTACACCGACGCGGGGATCAATCTGATCGTCGCCGAGCTCTACGCCGTGCTTAACCGCGGCGTCGACTTTGGGCATTTTTCGCCCGACGAGCCTACCCGCGTGATCGCCCCGCTCGTCGCCGACGTGGCGACCCAAGACAAAATAGACCGCAAGATCACGATCGCCGCCGAGGCGGTGCTCGCGGGAGCGATCCAACACTTGACCGTCGAGGTCGCCCTCGAATTCTAGGAGCCACACCATGCGCCAATATTCAATTGATCAAGTTTCCATCGCGTGGCTAGGCCTCGATTTTTCCGAAGGTCTCGCCGCGGGCACGTCGATCAGTGAGGCGCGCAACGCCCCGAGCTGGACGGTCAAAGCGACAGGTCGCGGGCGGTCGGTCCGGGTCTATAACCCGGACCGCACGGGCACGATCTCGATCGTCGTCGACCAAGAGAGCCAACTACACCAGGATCTGAAAGCCATCGCGCAGGCGGACGCACGAGCTGCGACGCGTTCTCAGGTGGGTACAATGGTCGTCAAAGATGCGAGCTCAGGCGAGTCGGTGCAGTTCTCGTCGGCGTTCATTATGACCGAGCCCGACTTCGGGCGGGCGACCGAGTCACTCACTTTCACGTGGGTTTTCGCCTACGAGAAACGCGAGTCGGCGCCTGCGACTCTAACCAACCTCGTCGGGTAGGATGCGCCAATATTCGATCGACCGCGTTGAGCTGTCATGGTTCGGCACCCCTCTCTCCGAGGGGCTCGCGTCCGGTACCGTGCTGCAGGTCGCGCGGTCGGTCGATACTTGGCGAACGAAACCGGACGGACACGGCGGGATCGTCCGCCTGTTCTCGCCCGACCTGTCGGGCACGGCGACAATTCAGATCGACGCCGAGAGCGCGGTGCACCACGTGCTCGTCGCGCTGGCGAACACCGACCGACAAATCAAATCGATCGTCGGGCCCCTCGTGATGATCGACCTCGAATCTACCGAGATCGTAGCGATGAACAAGGCCTTTCTCTTGACGATCCCAAACACTCAAAAGAGCACGAATGCCGCCGTACACTCTTGGGTCTGGGGTTTTGAGTCGATCCACATTTCGAGCATCACGCCGACCGCGGCTGCAGTATAGGACAGAGCATGGCCATCACACGCGAACACACAAAGTCATTCGACGGGGTTATCTACACGACGCGCACGCTACCTGCGAGCGACGGCCTGCGCATCATGCCGCAGCTCGTCGCCTTGCTTGGCGACGCGCTCGTCGGGCTGTTTTTTGCGACGAGCGAAGAAGAGCGCGGCATGCTGATTGAGGATCCGAAAGTGCTCGCCGCGGTGATCACCGGAATTGCCAAGACAGCGGCCGAGACCGACGGCCTGCTCGTGCTGCGGGACATGCTCGCCCTCACGAGCTGCGACCGCGTCGCGGTCGGCGACGCCGAGGTGCCTGGGTCTGTGCACGCGCACTTCGACTCGCACTTCGCGGGTCGTTACAAGCACCTGATCGAGATCGCAATGTGGGTCGGCCGCGTGAATTTCATCGAGCCCTAACGCGCAAGCCCGTCGAGGGCTGGACGCGGTTTGCGGGAGCGAAGGGATCCCACCGAGGAATTGAGTCGTCAAACGTGCCGCGCGAGATCATGCTCGCGTGCTCTGCGGGTGACTCTATCGACGCCGCGACCTATGTCGCGCTGCACACGACGATCGACCTCGACGGGCTCTTCGATCTGCTCGAGCTTGACGACGTGCACCAATCTTGGCAGCACGCAGCGCTAGCGAATAGCAGGGAGGCGGCCCACAATGGCTGAGCGCAGCATCGTCGCCGAGCTGCTCGTCGAGCTAGGGGTCGACGCACGCGACGCCGAGCGCGGTGCGAAGAAAGTCAAGAAAGCCCTCGACGGCGTCGAGCGCAGCGCGACCAAAGGCGCGAAGGCGATCGAGAAGAATCAAAAGGCGATCGACCGTCTGGCCAAGTCGAGCGCGATCGCAGGCAAGGTCGCCAAGGGCCTCGCCGTGGCGATGGCCGTGACCGCTGGCGTCGTCGTCGGTTTGGGCAAGGCGGTGATCGGGACAGGCATGTCTTTTGAGTCGCTCAAAGTGCAACTCAAAACGGCGACAGGCTCGGCCGAGGGTGCCGAGAAAGCCTTTGCTTTCGTCCGCGAGTTCGCCAAAAACACGCCCTTCCAGGTCGAGGAGATCACCCGCGCGTTTGTCAAGATGACAAACCTCGGGCTCGACCCGAGCGAGCGCGCACTGACGAGCTACGGCGACACCGCCTCGGCGATGGGGAAGTCGCTCGACCAAATGGTCGAGGCTGTCGCCGACGCCGCCGTCGGCGAATTCGAGAGGCTCAAAGAGTTCGGAATCAAGGCCCGCAAACAGGGCGACGAGATCTCTTTCACGTTTCGCGGCGTCAAGACGACGATCGGCAACAACTCCAAAGAGATCGAGGGATTCCTTATCGGCCTCGGCGAGCAGAATTTCGCCGGTGGCATGGCCGAGCAAATGGGCACGCTGTCGGGGATCGTCAGCAACGCGAAAGACGCCTTTGCTGAATTCCTGCTCGCCGTCGCCGAGCTTGGGCCGCTCGAGGAATTCAAGGGGCTGATCTCTGACCTGCGCGACGCGACGGGCGACAAGGATGGCCTCGCAAAGTCGCTCGCCAAGACGCTCGTGTCGGCGATCCGGGCCCTGCGCCGCGCGCTCAAAGGCGACCTGATAGGCACGCTCAAGACCGTTGCGAAGACGCTGCAATTCGTCGTCGAGAATTTCGACAAGCTCGTGTTCTTGTTTGGCGCCGCGAAAACGATCCAAGCATTCAACGCGGTCGCAGTTGGATTTCGCAGCATGGGGATCGCGGCCGCTGGCGCGCTCGGGCCTATTGGATTGATCGCAGCTGCGGTGATTGCGATTATCCCGATCGCAATGGACGCAGGGAAAGCACTCGACGGCGTGCTGTCCAAGCAAAGGGCGTTCAACGACGGCCGATCGAAGGTGCGGGGACAGGGCGGCGTCGGTGACGTGCAGGCCGCAGGCCGTGGGCGCGAGCTAGAGAAAGCTCAGAGGGCGGTGCGCGACGCCGAGACCAAACTCGCAGGGTTCACGGGGCCGGCGATCCTCGGGGGCAAGGACAGGGTCGCGGCCGAGCAGCGCCTGCGCGCAGCTCGTGCCCGCGAGCGCGCGATCTTCCGCGAGTCGAAGCAGTCGCAGGCAGGCAAGGCCGCGCAAGCGAAGCAGGCAGCAGAGCGCGGTGCGAAGCTCGACGCGGCCGAGGCCGAGGAGTTCGGCGGGTTCGATGCTGACGTTGCCGCGATCGCCGAGCAGCTCGGGATCACCGAAGAGAAAAACACGCCGCGGCAACAGGCGCAGCTCGAAAAGGCCGTGCTCGCGCTCGCCGAGGGTAAGAGCCGATCTGAAGCCGCAGGCGCCGCAGGGCTCAACAAAAAACGCGGCCGAGGGCGGGGTGGCGGGCGAAAGAAAACCGAGCCCAAGACAGTCACGAGCCCGACGACGGTGTCTGAGTTTTTCACCGCGGCCGCGCTCGGCGAGCTCGGACCGATCGCAGCCCGCACGCCGTCAACGAAGGATATCGAGCCCACGGTCGCGGTAGACATAACCAACAACAATTTCAGCTTTTCGGACACCTTCAATATCAAGGGCTCGGGCGATGCGCTGTCGACAGGTAAGGCGGTGATCCTCGAGATCAAGGCTGAGTTTGACAGGCGCCTCGCTAGCGCAGGCCAAAGCATGGCGGGCAACGTGGTGCGGTGATGGCTGGCGACCCCGTCCAACAATCCCCGCTTGCGGGCGCAGTCTCCCGCAGGCGCGCGACGTTCTATCGCCCACGGGCACGGTGCCGATCGAGCCGATAGGGTCTGTCGTGCCCGCGCTGTCGCCAGCGACGACGGCGCTCGATGTGGTCGACAGCGAAGACACCGAGCAGGCCTATGATATCACCGAGAACGCGCTGCAGGATTTTTCGAGCGCCTCGACCAATGCGCACCGAGCTCTGCGGCGCATCACGATCTCGGGCACGCTCGTCTCGTCGCTTGACGGTGGGATGGGACTACGCCCGCAGTCGCCGACGTTCCGCGCCGACTTGCGCCGCCTCGCAGTGCTTGAGGCGATGGCCGAGGCGCGCGAGCCCGTCATGTTCATCTCGCCCCGCGTCTCCATGGCGCGGTGCTTTATCGGGTCGATCGCCCGCAGCTGGAATCCAGAGCTCGGCGACAATTCGCTCGTGACGATCTCGCTCGTCGAGGCGCGGATCGTCTCCCCGCTCGTCGCCCTTGCCATCGCGCCCGACGTGGCTGCGAGCGCGACAGGAAACAACGCGGCGACGCAAGCGGGCACGCAGACGACGACACCCGTCGCCGCGCCCGGTGCGTCGTCGCCCGGGTTTGGCGTCGCGCCGCAGGGGCTGCCGGTATGATCTCGAAAATCACGGTTCAATTCTCCCCCGAGCAGACGCACGTCACCC